CTAAAGATGAGTATGAGAGATTAGAACAATGGCGAGTTGCTAAATCTCAATTAGTATCAACTCATCAAAAGTGGATTGATAGTATTCAAAAACAATGTGAGGAATTAAAAATTGGTTTAAAGGCTTACAGATATTTAAGCGAGGCAATAGAACTTGCAACAGCTTTGGGTATCAATGTAGATGAAAGTGAGTTGATTAGAACTAACTCAACAGGTCTTACAATTTACAATCCAACTAATCTTGCTGAAAGAATTAAAGGCATGAAAAATAAAAACATGTCAAGAGAGGCTAAAATTTTGGCAAGAAAACAATATGAACAATCAATAAATTAATTGATTGACAGGGGGATAATATTCCTATATTATCCCCTATATAACAGAAAGGTATAATATGATTAAAGATAAAACATTTAGAATAACTTACAAAAAATCAACAGGCGAAACTGTGACAAGGTTTGGCAAGTGGGACGACAAGTGCAGATATTGGACAAGTAAAATTGGTCATGCACTTATAACTTATTTTGACCTAGACGCAAAAGGTTATAGAACTGCAAAAGGTAAATGGGAAGTGAGGTACTAACATGGACGCATTAATAATTTTAACTGTATGTGTTGCAGTAGTATATGTGGGGTTATTTGTATGAGCAACTTTAATTGGTGTCATGGACCGAGTTGCCATACTAATCACACACTTGACAGGGTGCGAGGTACTAAGGGCAACAAGGTCTTAAGAACTAGAAAGATAACTTTGAATGGATATAACCAGATTAATGGGTGGTCCTATTTCTGTAGTCAAGGTTGTTGGAATGATTTCTTCCATAAGTACGCAAGCCAATGTATTAACATTGCACCTAGACACGAGCCACTAGAAACACCGATTGAAAATCCAGAACGAACTAAGCATGAAACTAATTGGGGGCATACTTATTATAATACTAGGATAAGAGAGAAAGGGGTTGACAATAATACTGAATAATATATTATCCTATATATAACAGAAAGGAACATATGAAAACAAAACAAACAATAGAATACAATGGTAAGACAATTAAGTTACCATTTGAGATTAACCCTCTTGATCTAGATACAATGGAGAGAGACGCGGCTAATCATTTTAGCGGAGAGACTACAACTCTCCCACAGTTTGCTTATGCTGTGCGTAACGCGATACTAGGGGCTGAGCTATTAGGCGACTACCCTAAGGTGCGTAAAGGTTTAGATTGGTTTAGCAGACACTTTGCTAAACAATACATGGTTCTGTTAGACTAGCGACTAGTAGTGAGGGGGACGCGGTCCCCCTCGATAGAGGTACCAACCCAATCCCAAAATTCAAAACTTCCAAACAAACAAAAAGATATTAATACAAAAGGGGTCCCAGAGTTTACCCTTTATGCCTTGATTTATGTCTTTATAGGCTGTAAATACTTATAAGGTTCCAAAATTAAACCTAAAAAATTTTGCAAAAAAAATTTTCGAAATGGATATAGATTTAGAAAAAATAAATAGACTGCCTGCTGATGTTAAGAAAGACTTTCTTAAAACTTATTTAAAATTATTAGATAAGAAAAAAGAACATAAAATTAAAAATGATTTTATGGCTTTTGTTAAACATGTTTGGCCTGAGTTTATTGAAGGATCACATCACACACAAATAGCAGAAAAATTTAATCGTATAGCAAAAGGTGAATTGAAACGTGTAATTATTAATATGCCACCTAGACATACTAAATCTGAATTTAGTTCTTACCTTCTTCCTGCATGGATGATTGGTCGTAATCCTAAATTAAAAATTATTCAATCAACACACACCACAGAACTCGCTGTAAGATTTGGTCGTAAAGCAAAAACATTAATGGACATGGAAGAGTATAAACAAGTCTTTGATACAAGACTAAGAGAAGATTCTCAAGCTGCTGGTAAATGGGAAACTCAACAAGGTGGTGAATACTTTGCAGCAGGTGTTGGATCTGCAATTACAGGTCGTGGTGCAGACTTATTAATTATTGATGACCCACATTCTGAACAAGATGCATTAAACCTTGATGCTCTTGAGCGTGCATATGAATGGTATACATCTGGTCCACGTCAGCGTTTACAACCTGGTGGAACAATTGTTTTGGTCATGACAAGATGGAATACAAAAGATTTGACCGGTAAATTATTAAATGCACAAAAAGAACCAAAGTCTGATCAATGGGAAGTTGTAGAGTTTCCTGCTATCATGCCAAGCGGTGAACCTGTGTGGCCACAGTTCTGGAAGAAAGATGAACTTCTTGGAGTAAAAGCATCTTTGTCAATTGGTAAATGGAATGCACAATGGATGCAAAATCCAACTTCAGAAGAAGGAGCTTTGATCAAAAGAGAGTGGTGGCGTAAATGGGAGCAAGACGAACCACCTGCATTACATCATGTTATACAATCTTATGATACAGCGTTTATGAAAAAAGAAACTGCTGACTTTAGTGCAATTACAACTTGGGGAGTATTTTATAAAAACGAAGATAGTGGACCACAATTGATATTATTAGATGCATTAAAAGAAAGATTAGAGTTCCCCGAACTTCGTAGGGTCGCACTGGAACAGTATAGATATTGGAATCCTGAGACAGTTATTATTGAATCTAAGGCATCTGGCCTCCCGCTAACTTATGAGTTGCGAAAAATGGGGATCCCTGTTATAAATTTCTCTCCTAGTAAAGGTAACGATAAACATACTAGGGTCAACAGCGTTGCGCCTCTATTTGAGAGTGGATCTATTTGGGCCCCTACGGACCAACAGTTTGCTCAGGAGGTCATTGAGGAATGTGCAGCTTTTCCTTATGGTGATCACGACGACTTAGTTGATAGTATGACACAAGCTGTTATGAGATTTAGGCAAGGAGGGTTTTTGGAACATCCTGAAGATGCATTGGATGAACCATTACCAGAACCGAAAAGGACATATTATTGATGGGACTATTTAAATTTTTAAAATCTTTAAGAACGCTAGCCAACAATAGAAACATAACTATTAAAGAAGCTTATAAATTTGCTGAACAAGAGTTTGGTCAAGTTTCTGATTTATTAAAAATGCAAATCAATAAAATCTTTAAAGATGTTGAAGCACCTAGCATCAAGAAACCTGCTAAACCAGAAGGTAAAGTTATTGAAGCATCTTTTAAACCTGGAATGGATAAGACAGGTAAAGTTGTAGAAGAGTCCCCAAGTCAATTAATGCAAAAACTTGAATCCAAAGTTGAAGATATGAAAAATCCATTTAAACCTAAAGCAGGTTTAAATTTAGCAGAAGGACTTACAAGAACATCAGTTAGAACAATTTTAGATAAAAGTGGAATCAAAGTACCTGATAAAGCAGATCCAATAGAAGTATTTAGAAAAGTATATGGTCAAGATTCTTTAGGTGATGTTGCTAATATATCTGAAGAATTAATTGAGCTTGAAAGAATGGGTAAGTCTACCAAAAGTTTAGATCAAGTTTTAGAACAAGAAGGAATGTTTGATCTTCCAAAAAGAAAAAACCCACCACAAGGTTTGACTGATGAAGAGATGGCACAAGAAAATATTTTAAAAAAGTTTGACCCTGAAGACAGAGAACCAAATGCAGTGGGTGGTAGAGTTGGTTTTTCTCTTGGAAGTTTACCAAAAGGCATTCAAGCATTAGCTAAACAATTAAATAAAAAATTTGGTAAAGGCACTATTAAAACTGCTGATGAAATAGATAGACCCCAATCTGCAAAAGACAAAGAAATGTTTGAAAAGTTTGAATCTAGAAATCCTGATCCAAATAGAGAAATGACAGAAGATGAAATTTATGATTTTGCAGAGGAAATAGGAGGAGAATTAGACGCATATAATTTTGATGGCACAGTTGGTTCTGCTAAAAGAATTCTAAAAGAACAAAAAGAATATGAAGACGACATGTATCGACAATACAAAATGGGTAAACTAGATCCAGAGCCAGGCGATAAATCAGAAGCTAGAAAAATATTTTTAGAACGAAAATTACAAGAGATGGAAATGTCTGGTGATAAAAAATTAATGACAAGAGATGAGATAGAAGAATTATCTACTTTTGATCTCGGAACTGAAATGGAACAAATGAGAAACAAAGAAATTAAAGAAGGTGTCGCTGATGTTATGAGAGATACCTCTCCTGCAGGTCTAGAGAAAAGTCTAGAGGTTGATGACCTTATGTTAAAGTATCCAGGAATAAGTCGAGACCTTGCAAAACAAATTGCAAATGATCCCGATCCAGAACGTAAAGCTCAAGTTATTTCTATGATAGAACAAACTTTTAAAATGGATGAAATGGGAATGAGTGGTGATGAAATTATAGATACTTTCAAAAAAGGAACAGACAGAACTAAACAAGCAGGTGGAGGCCTTGCCTATTTGATGGGATTGTAAGCTATGTCAAAATCTGAAAACGTAGCTTTATATAAATACCTGACAAGACCTACTAGTCCCCAGCAGCCAGTAGCAAGCAGCGAGAGGCTAGAAGAAGCTGCACCAACAATAAGAATAGCAAAACCTGCTACTAAAGCTCAAGAAGAAATTGCACAAAAAGTTTATGGTCAATCTTTTGCAGAATTAGATTCAGATAGAAGAACTAAAATAAGAACAGGTAAGATAACTATGAATAGTGGTGGTGTTAATCTAATGGGCACTGCAGAAAGAATTGCTTACACTAAAAAAAGAATGCAAGATTTTGTATCTGACTTTAAAAAAGAAAGAGGAAGATTGCCTTCACAACAAGAAGTTAGAAAAATTGGTAAGTTTGAATTTGGAACTATAAAAAAATATGTTAATGAAGGTATAGTTGAAGTAGGAAAAGTTGGAGCAACAAGAGGATTAAATGATCCAAGAGTAATTCAAGTTAATAATGAATTAAAATTTTTAGATAAAAACAAATATGTTCAAGACAGTTTTAAAAAAGGACAACTTCCAAATCTTAATGAGGTTGCTAAAATTTTAGGCGTTAAAGATAAGAGTGTAGCATCCTATAGAGTAGGTCAATTAGCTTCAACTTATTTAGGTGATAGAAAAGTTGAAGGAATTAAACCAAAATTTAAAAAAGGTGCAGAGGTTATTTTTGAACAAGCAGATCAAGAATATAATCGTGTTATTAGATCATTAGCAGATCTTAAAATTGGAAGATCTGTAGGTGAACAAAGCACTGCAACAACAAAGAATGTTATTAGACGTGCATATCCAGAAGGTATTTCAGAAAGTTATGCAATAGATGAACCCGCTGGAACAGTGTCTTCCGCAAGAAGAGGCACTTCTCCTTATGGAGCTTTTGGTCAAATTATAAATTCTGAATTGAACCAAGGTGTTAAATACGAGTTTGATAGAAAAAAATCTATTAATGAAAAATCATTACAAGATGCAATTGAAAGTGGTTCTGATACAGAAGTAAAATCTGCAGTTAAAAAATTTAATGACACTGTTTCTGAATATGAAACAAAACTTAATCAAGACGTTAAACCAGGTCAGAAAAAAATAAAATTATTTAAAGTATCTTTAAACAATCCAGAAAATACCATAGCTAATTATTCTGAATTATCGGATTCATATAAAGATGCACTTCAAAAAAATTATAAGACAAGAGGTTATGCTTTTAAAATTCCATCAGATATTAAACCATTATCTCAAATGGCAGATGAATTAAAAATTGAAAAGAATGTAGCCAAACTTTCAAAAGCTGCAGAAAAAGGTGGACCAAGAATTTACTCACAATTTTTTCCATTTGCAAAAGAAACAGGAGAATTTATTTCTGAGACAGCATCTGATTTATTAACTAAAGGTTCTCGTGCTAAAGGTACATTAAAATTATTAGGAGGACTTGGTGCAGCTTACGGTGTTTATGATACTGGAGTTGCATTAAAAGAAGGTAAATCTTTACCAGAAACAGCTTTTAGATTATTTGGAGCTGATCCTGTTTATAATATGATTAGAGAATACAATCGTCTACCTGAAGAAGCACAAGAGATTCAAAAAAAAATAAACGCACAACAATCTTTTGATGTAGCTGTAGATGATCCATTAGCTGAGGGAAGTATGCAAAGACCCACATTAACACCTGAAGAACAAATTTATTTAAATGAACAAAAGAAACTTGTTCAACAAAAAGTAGCAGAAGAAAATCAAGCAAGATCTGAAGGTAGAGCAGGACTGGTTAACTTTGTTAAAGAACAATTTTTAAAAGCAACAGGTCAACCTTATTCGGTTGCTTTTGCAAATGGTGGTAGAGTACAACTTTCTGAAGGGGGTAAACCAAAAGATATAGGTAGAAGAAAATTTTTAAAATTAACAGGGCAAGCTGGAGCAGTATTAGCGGCGCTACCTTTCTTAGGTAAATTTATCAAACCTGCAACTAAAGCAGCTCCTGAAGTATTAGAAGCAATATCAAGATCAGCAGAAAATATGCCTGAGTATTTAATCAATTTAATTAATAAAATTAAAATGATGGGCGAATCTAAAATTATTGGAAAAATGGATAGTCCAGATGAATTTATAAGATATGATCTAGGAGACTATGAACTTCATGAAGGATCAGGTGGATATAGATTAAAAAGAGTTAGAGATAGAGGGGATGCCGGTTATGAAGAATTTGAAATGCAAGTTAAACAAGATCCTGAAAGTGGTTTTGTTGAATATGAAGAAGTATCAGCTAGACCTGATGGAGATGGTAAAATCAAAGATTTTGATTTTGGAATAGAAGATGATGTTCACGCTGAAATGAAAAAATTTGCTGATGAAAAATAAAACACCTTATAAACATGGAAAAAAATCTGGTCCACCACCAAAGAAAGGACCTCAGTCACAGGGCTTGAATTTACAATATAATACTGTTAAGACTATAAAACTGGAGAAAATAAATAATGGCAGACGTAGATAAAGCTCTCCCAAATGTAGAGCAAGAAATTAATGTTCCTTCTGAAGTTGAGATTGAAGAAGCTCAATTAGAAAAACAAGAAGAACTTGACGAACAAGGTAATCCAGTTGAGATTACTGAAAACGAAGATGGATCTGTAGATATTAATTACGATCCTGGAATTGGATCCGTTGCAGGAACTCCAAATCATTATGATAATTTAGCTGAACATTTACCTGATGATGTATTAGGTCCTTTAGGTTCAACATTATTTGGTAATTATCAAGATTATAAAAATTCAAGAAAAGATTGGGAATCTGCTTACAAAACAGGTTTAGATCTGTTAGGATTCAAATATGAAAACAGGACGGAACCATTCTCGGG